TCACATTGCACTTATAATCTGTGTTGCTTTTTCATCTTCTTCTTTGTAAGTTTCTTCAAGTAAATGTGAATAAACTTCTGTGGTTACTGATATATTTTTATGACCTAATCTTTTTGAAATGTAATATATAGAAATGCCTTTAGCTAATAAATATGAACAGTGAGTATGACGTAAAGCATGTGAAGTAATCTCTTTGATACCTAGATTGTTACAATATACTTTCAAACGTTTATTAACTGCATTGTTTGTTAGTTCACCAAATATAGTTCCGTCGATAGTTCTAGGTAATTGATCAATAGACTTAATGATATGGTTCATATCTTTTTGACTAATAGACACGTAACGTGGCGACGAATCTGTTTTATGCTCATCAATATATATTTCACTTTTAACTTGGTTAATATAATCTCGTTTTAGATTTAAAGCACCACTTATGCGACAACCAGTACAAATCATGATGAATAATACAAGTGATGACGCATTGTCTTTAGTCATCAAATGCTGTTTTAATAATTCATAGTCTTTTAGATTGATATACTTGCTATCCTCACTTTTATTCGGGTTACTAGCTCTATAACTCACTTTAAATGTAGGGTTCTTTGCAATAAGCCCTTCGTATACTGCATCGTCTAAAGATGTTCTAATATAACCGTTTAGTTTTCTAATAGATTCTTTCGAATGATGTTTTGAAAACTCATTAATAAAATCTTGATAATGATATCTGGATAAGTCTTTCAGCCTCTTTTTACCGATAGGATGATTGTTGATATGTTCAATTGCAGAGGTATAGGACTTATATGTTTTAGGTGTCACTGTTGATTTTTTAAACGTTTCACACCAGGTTTTAAAATAGTCATATAGCGTTAAATTAGGTTCGTACTCGATGCCTTGTTTTAACTCATTCAACTTATCTAACCCTGCAGAATTAGCCTCTCTCTTTGTTCTAAAACCTTTCTTTCGATATCTCTTACCCTCATATTTAAACTCATATTGCCATTTTTTACCGTCATAACATCGTGTTTGCATGCTATCCCTCCTCAAAAAAGGTAAAAAAATAATAAGGGTACTAGGTACCCTAATAGTTTAATTATCTAAGTTATCAATTGCATATTGAGCTTCTTCTGCGGTAAACTTCTCACCATAATCCGAAGTTAATTGATCATAAATAGCATCAGTAGACATATCTTGTTGCTCTGCATAATCTTTAGCCTTTTCTAGTGCGTTCTTTTTATAATCAACTTTTAGATTATCCACAGCGTATTGAGCTGCATCAGCAGGGAATTTTTCACCATAATCTGAAGTTAATTGATCATAAATACCACTTTTAGACATATGCATCATTTCAGAATACGTCTCAGCTTTGTTTAATGCAGCTTTCTGTTCTCTAGTTGGTTTACTAGAAGTTTCTTCTTCTGTAGATTCTTCCTTATATGTAGATTTATCAGTAGAATCTAATTCATCATTAGATTCTTCAAATGTGTTTTCTTCAGAAGTAGTCTCTTCTTCGGTATCTAATTCATCATTAGATTCTTCTTTTGATTCAGAACTTTTCTCTTCAGTAGTTACTTCTTTCTTTGAAGATTCGTTATTTGATTCGGGTTGGCTTGTAAAATTGGTGATAGCTATTATAATAATTAAAACAGTAATTAAAATTTTAACCCAACGCTTCCAATCCATGTATTTCCACATTAGAAACAATCCTAATGGGAAAATAAAGATTAGAGTTAAAATAGTAAACCATGTGGATTTATACCACTTCTTTTTTTCAGACATAAAAATGTCCTCCTTAATTAATATTTTTATATTCAAACACACGTAACGGTTCAAACTGAATTAAATAAGTTCCATATTGTGTGTGAATACCATATTTGTTTTTATAATGTTCCAGTATCTCTACTATGTACTTTTCACTTAGTTGAACATAATCAGCTAGTTCATATAAGTTACTTACACCATAGTTATGTGCTTCCACAATAATGCGTAGGGGAAGCGCTGCCTCGTACCCATGACGTCTAGCGTAGTTTTCAAATTTGCGATTTATGTCTTTAGATTGATCTAAGATATTCCCATATGTAAGTTTGTGATGTGCGAGTTCTTCGTAAAGAACTTCGGCTTTGCGTGTTTCGGATAGGTTGCGTTTAATTAGAATTAAATCACCTAACCATAAACCGTGTAAGTCATTAGGCATAACATCTGTTTCTCTGACTTCTATATAGTCATGCTCTATTAACATTTTTTCATATAACCCCATAAAAACACCCTTTATTTACGTTTACTTCTTATAAAATCAGCATAATCTAAAACTCGTTGCCATTCGTCATCAGTTAATTCGCCTTCAAGATGAGCTGCACGATGTTGTACTTCAGTTTCTGGTTGTTTATTTTTTAATAATAAACTTTCTGGGGTAACATTCAATGCGTTTGCGATTTCAGCTATATCTTCCATAGGTATTTTTCTACTACCATTTTCATATCTTGATAGTGTAGATTTATTAACACCTATTTTAGTTGCAAAATCAGTTAAATTTATATTGTTCTCTTTACGTAACTGTTTTATTAATTTACCTATTTCTGCTGAAGTTCTCATTTTAAATTTACCTCCGTTTTGTCTATAACAGTATATTATCACTTTTCCATATAGGAAACAACTAGTATTTTAAGAAAGTAAAAAAATATTTTTTAAGATTATTGTTGACAATTAGGAAACGAGAGTTTAAGATTGAGTTAACTTCAAAAAAACGGAGGTGACAAGATGTATGAGTTCAACGTTAAAAGAATGAAGGCTGAGCGTATAGCTAAAGGCATTTCTCTTTCTGAGATGGCGGAAAAATTAGAGATGACACCAGGTACTTATTCAAAAAAAGAAAATGGACATATTAGAATTAACGTTGACGATTTAGCAAAAGTTATTGAAGTGTTAGATTTGCCACAAGATAAATGCGGTATTTTTTTTACACATAAAGTTTCCAAAACGTCAACAAAAGAACCACAAACAACTTAAAGGAGGCATAGCATGAACATTCTATACAAAACAACCCTCCTCATCACAATGGCAGTTGTGACGTGGAAGGTTTGCAAAATTGAAATAAACACTAGGAAAACGACAATTAGTTACATCGATAAAAAAGATTTAAATACTAACCGTCATTTTGGGTTTTCTCGACATATTTTCTAGCGTGTTCAAACGCCATTAAATATACGGCAAACGCTTCGTCAAGCATTTCTTGTTCACTTTCATAATTACTCGGCTTGAATTCTTGAGTGCTTAAATAAGCATTTGCAAACTGTTGAGGGTCGAAATATATCTTAGACATTTATGTCACCTCACTTTCATTTGAAGATAACCAAATTATACACGAAAGGAGTATCTAAGATGACGCAAACTTTAACTGTATCTGTACCCATTCCCGACACACACGTACTTGTCGCTAAAGATGAATACGATGAGTTAATAAATTACTCATTAGATCCAGTTTGGGACTTAAAAGAATTGAAACGCAAATTGAAAATGTCATCTGACGACACGATTAAAGATAGATTACTTTTCAACCCTAAATTCGAAAAGTTACTTAAACAACAAGGTATCGCACATTATCCAGATGAAAGTTTAAATCGTTGGAGATTCAACGCAAGAAAGATGAATAAATTTCTCGAAGAACATTTCGAAGAAATTTATGGAAAGGGGAGATAAATATGAAATCAAACGATAAAACAGTTCTAATATCAGGAATGATGTTTAACGTAACATTCTTCTTATCAATGATGATGAGCGTATTCATCACTAATGCAGTAGCGATTGCAATGGTTGCATCAGTAGTAACATATCTATTTTTCGACAAACTATTTTACGCACAAAAAAAGACTGATACCCATGCCAATGAGTAACAGTCGAACACTAATTAAATAAAATTCAACTTAATCATATAACAACGGAGGTTTATTATGCAAGACAATATTATTCTCTCAAGAGGAGAATATGAAAATTTACTTAAAGATAGCATTGATTTATCAATGTTAAGCAATGACTATAAACATTTAAAACGCAGAAACAAAACGCTAGAAGAACATATCGAAGATTTACGAAATGATACCAAATTCTATATCGAATTATATAAATACGCAGATGCAAGAGCCAATCAATTACAGAGAATTTTAGACGAAAGAGAAACGGAGGATCTAACTAATGGCTAGTTTATTCGACTTATCTACAGATTACAAGCAAGTTTATGATCTCATTGCTGAACAAGAAGATGAACAAATTTTAAAAGATACGTTAGCGAGTATTAACGATGCTATCGAAGATAAAGCAGATGGATATGTAGCAGTAATTAAAACATTAGAAGGCGATAATAAAGCGATTGACGAAGAAATTAAACGTCTTCGACAACGTAAGACTTCTAACCAAAAAGGTGTGAAACGATTAAAAGAAAGTTTACAGGAAGTCATGGAACAAACTGGCAAAGAGAAATTCAAAACTGCACTTAACTCATACAGCATCGCTAATAACCCACCCAGCCTAGATATTACAGATGAAAGTTTAATTCCTAAACAATACTACATTGAGCAACAACCTAAGTTAGATAAAAAAGAGTTGTTGAAAGTTGTAAAAGACGGTTTGGAAATTAAAGGAGTAGAACTAAAACAAAGTAGAAGTTTGAGGGTGAAATAAGTGTTTAACATTTCAAACGCAAAAAATATTACAACAGACAAATCAACGTATTTAATTTATGCCAAGCCCGGTACAGGTAAGACACACACAATTAATTTCTTACCCGGCAAAACACTCTATGTGAATGTGGATAAATCAGAACGACCTTTAAAAGGTAACGAAAACATAGATATTTTAGAGTTCAATACCCACGACGCATGGAAAGAGTGGGGCGAGTTGATGAAATGGTTTAACGATAACAAAGATATTGTTAATCAATACGACACGATTGTGATTGATAACGTTTCTGAGTTGTTCCGTTCAATGCTAGCAAACCTAGGTCGAAACGGTAAAAACGAACGTGTACCCGAAATGTCACATTATCAACGTGTAGACTTCTTTACGATTGATAGTTTACGTTTTCTACAATCTCTAGGAAAACGACTTGTATTTCTTGCTTGGGAAACGAACTTTGAAAACTACACTCCAGCAGGTCAACAAATAACGCAAGCAGTACCAGATATACGTAAAACCATTCGTGATAATGTCGCAGGACTTTGCCAAGTGGTTGCTCGGTTAGTTTTCAATGAAAAATCAGGCAAACGTGGTTTTATCTTAAGTCCTAGCAACAATGTATTTGCTAAAAATCAACTAGATAATAGAGAGCATTGCTTGCAAGAAGAATTGTTTAAAGTCGGTGATGTGGATGACTAAAAGAGAAATTTGGAAGCCAATTGTAGGCTATGAAGGGCTATACGAAATTAGCAACTATGGAAATATAAGAAGTATGCCGAGAGTCATCATGAGAAAGGATGGCAAACCTTACACAGTTAAAACTATAAAAGTATTAAAACCATGTTATGACAAAGACGGTTACCTAAGAATAGAGTTGAACAATAATGGTGTAGCAAAAAAATACTATGTTCATAGACTTGTAGCAAATTCTTTCATTCCGAATGATTCCAATAAATCACAAGTTAATCATAAAAATGCAGTAAAAGATGATAATTCAATTGAGAATCTAGAGTGGGTTACAAATCAAGAAAACAGAGATCATGCCGTTAAAAATAAATTACAACCGTTACAGCATGGCATTAAAAATCCTAATGTGAAGTTAACAGTAGAAAAAGTGTTGAAAATAAAAAGATTAAAACGAGAAGGAATAAAACCTTCTGTTATTTCTAAAATAACAAATGTTCCAGTTTCAAATGTTAACAACATCATAAACAACTATACATGGAGTTGGTTAAAGGACGGTGAAAAGCGACATGTTCAAACTCTATGACTACCAATTAGAATTATTGGATAAAGCGCGTAAAAGTTTTTTAGAAGCTGACGGTGTATTGATACAGTCGCCTCCCAGGAAGTGGTAAATCGGTCATGATTGCAGAGGTTGTAAAAAACGCTGTGAACAAAGGTAGTCACATTCTGTTTATTGTTCATCGTAAAGAATTGAGTTATCAAATCGAGAATACTTTAAAAAAACATGGTGTCGATTTAACTCATGTAGATATCCTTTCAGAAAAACGTGCAAAAAATATTTTATCTGAGCTTACACCACCTAAGATCATTGTTACTGACGAAACACATCATAGTAGAGCAAAAACCTACAAAGATATTTATGATTACTTTCCTAACGCTTTAAGAGTTGGTTTCACTGCAACTCCCTGGCGTGCTAATGGTAGAGGTTTTACAGATATTTACGATGAAATGGTAAAAGGTCCAACAGTAGAGTGGTTAATAAAAAATAACAAACTTGCAGACTACGAATATAAAAGTGTGGTGCTTGCGGACGAAAGTAAGTTAAAGAAATCTAGAACGGGCGACTACACAAAGAAGTCAATGGATAATGCCATACCTAAGGCAATATACGGCAATATCGTTGAGAATTATAAAAAGTTTGCTAACGGTCAAAAAACTATACTTTATGCCCACAGTGTTGAGACAAGTAAAGATATTGCAGAACAATTTAGAAATGCGGGTATTAACGCAGAACATGCAGACGCTAAAACAAGTGCCAACGAGCGTGACAGAATTATGTCCGATTTTAAAAACGGCACTATAAAAGTTTTATGTAATGTTGATTTGATTTCAGAAGGCTTTGATGTTCCAGATTGCACATGCGTTATTTTATCAAGACCAACTGATTCGCTTGTTTTATTCATGCAGCAAGCAATGAGATCAATGCGTTATCAACCTAATAAGAAAGCTTTAATTATTGATCATGTTGGTAACTACGCAAGGCATGGTTTGCCTGATACACCACATGATTGGAATAAGTATTTTAAAGGCTACAAAAAGAAGCGTAAGAAAAAAGAAAACGACGCACCGAAGTTAACCGAGTGTTCTGAATGTTTTACTGTTTACGCTTCTGAATTAGATGAATGTCCTAATTGTGGTCATAAAAATGAAACAGAAGAAAAGAAAGGTTTAGAACACAAACATGCAGAACTTACCGACATCAAACCGTTTAAAGTTGATTACACACTTAAACGATATAGCAAAGATTTAAAAGATAAGAAAGATCTAAAGTCTTTAGAAGATTATTATCTCTATACAAAAGCAAACAACTACAAAGAGTCATGGATTAAATTTAATCATCCATATTACAAACAAGCACCATTTCCGGTCTTATACGCAGACTTAAAACCAATCAAACAAAAATATAATTATTAAGGAGATTTATTATTATGACATTATTTACAACAGATTATTCAAATTTAGAAAGTAACGATTTTAGTCCACTACCTGAAGGTGAATACGAAGTAATTATCAAGAGTGCTACTGAACGTGCAACTAAAAATGGCAAAGAAGAAACACAACTTCAACTTGTTGTCAGAAACGATTTAAAGAAAACATCAGAATTACAAGCAAAATATGCTAATAGAGTGATTTTTGTAGATGAATGGAAACGCACAATTGACGGTCAATACAAATACAAAATGGATAACTTCATGCACTATTTAAACGGTGTAGGTGTGCCAGAGGGTACTGCAATTGAAAGTATCGAACAACTACTTGATATGTTCAGAGGTAAACCAGTCAGAGTGTTTGTAAAACAAGAAGAGAACGAATATAAAGGCGAAAAGCAAATCGTCAATCGTGTAGCACCATGGAACTTTAAAAATACTAAATTCCCACAAGTGAACCACGAGTGGAAATCAGACGATAAACCAGAACAAAATGCGTTTGCAGGTGGTGTAGATTTAAACAATGATGAATATCCTTTCTAATATTCCAGATGAATTAAAACAACTTAATAACTGGTGTGTGTGGAAGTTTGAAAAGCGTAATGGTAAACGTACAAAAATACCTTTTAATGCCGAAACTGGCGAGTTCGCTAAATCAAATGATAAAAGCACATGGTCTAGTTATGAAACAGCAGTCAATGCTGAAGGTGTCGACGGTATAGGGTTCTTTTTTGAACCCCCATACCTTGGCATTGATATTGATGATATTGATGATGATCTTCATAGATTTAAGCAAGGCGATAAATTAGACAATATTGTTAGCGAATTTAACGAAGCATTTAAAAGTTATACAGAAGTCAGTCCAAGTGGTAATGGCTTACACATTATTGTAAAGGGCAAGATACCCGGCACTCGTCGCCGTAAAGGCAATATTGAAATGTATGATAGCGGTCGCTTTTTTACCATGACAGGTAAGTCAATCGGTAAATATAAAGACGTAACGGAAGTATCAAAACAAGTATTCAAAACAATCTATGATAAGTATTTACCAGATAACACAGTACAATATCCAACTACAAACAATTATCAACAAAATATCCACAATTTATCAGAAATCGATGTTATCAATGAAATCTACAAATCAAAGCAAGCTAAATTATTTGATGACTTAATGAAAGGTAACTACGAGCCTTATTACACATCTCATTCAGAAGCAGATATGGCACTTGCAAATATACTAGCTTTCTGGTGTGCCAAAGATTACTCACAAATGGATAGTATTTTTAGACAGTCAAATCTATACCGTGATAAGTGGGATGAAAAAAGAAAGAATTCCACATACGGGGAACAAACCTTATTCAAAGCAATTAATGAAGCCAACAATATTTATACCCCTAAGCAACAAACAGATGACAATCCACTTAGATATGCATTAAGTAAACTATTCGATAATCAAGAAGAAACGAAAGAATATCCAATTCGAAGCTATGACGATACAGGTAATGCAGACCGATTTATAGATAGATACGGCAACCTTTACAAATATAGTTATATCGCTAATAAATTTTATATCTATGACGGTATGAAATGGAAGGTTGATGACAAAGGGTCAATTCGTAAATTAATCGATGAAATGATTGAAAGTATTAAAAATGAAAAAGTGCTTCATAGCGAAGATGTAACAGAAGAAGAAGCTAGGGAAGTCTTTCAAAAATATTATAAAAAAACACGTGGCACTCAAGCTAAAAAGAATATCATGAACGAACTCATGCACCGAAGACCTGCAACGCCTGATGACTTTGATAGAGATGACATGCTTATAAATGTCGCGAATGGATATATCGATTTAACTTCAAGAGAACTTTATAAACACGATATCAATAAAATGTTTTCACAAATTACCAACACTGATTATACAGAAAAAATGCAACCCGCAGTATGGCTAGACTTCTTAAACGATATTTTTGCAGGTGATCAAAAAGTTATTCGCTATATTCAAAAAGCATTAGGTTATTCGCTTACTGGTAGTACAAGAGAACAAATCATGTTCATTCTATTTGGTAAAGGTCGTAATGGTAAAAGTATCTTCGTAGAAGTTATTTCCGAAATACTTGGTGACTATTCCAATAATATGCAAGCAAAGTCATTAATGGTTAAGAAAAACGACAATGTTAATACCGACATTGCACGGTTAAGCAAAGCGAGATTTGTAACAAGTTCTGAACCAAATGAGGGTTTTCGTTTTGATGAAGGTTTAATCAAACAGTTAACTGGTGGGGACAAAGTAACTGCGCGTTTCTTGTATGCTGAAGAATTTGAATATACACCTAAATTTAAAATATGGGTGTCTACCAACCACAAACCTATAATTCGTGGCACTGATGATGGTATTTGGAGAAGGTTAGTTTTAATTCCATTCGATGTACAAATACCTGAAGAAAAAGTCGATAAAGATCTTAAATATAAATTATTAAGAGAAGCACCGGCGATTTTAAATTGGATGGCTGAAGGTGCCTATATGTGGATGCAGGAAGGTTTAGAAATGCCGGATAAATTGAAAGCAGCAAGTAAAGCGTATCGTACTGAAATGGATGTTATCGAACAGTTTATCGAAGATGAATGTAAGCGAGTAGATGACGGAAAAGAAAAAGCTAATGAGTTATACGAATTATATAAACAGTGGGCAAACGACAACGGTAATTACAAAATGAGTAACAAAGATTTTGGAATAAAAATGAAAGAAAAATTTAAATACAAGAAAACTAATTCTGGAATGTTTTACTTCGGTTTGAAAATTCCAAGTAAATATCCCGGTCTTGAATCAATAAATTAAGTGACGGGTAGTGACGGGAAAAGTGACGGGTCAAAAATCAGTACAAACGCCTTTATATCAATGTTTAACCCTTGTTTTTTTATAAAGTGACGGGTGGTTAATATAAAAGTGCAATACAAAAATATAAAGGAATATAAAAATATATGAAAGTTTTTCCAACGCCTCCCGTCACCTTTGTGGACAAACCTAGAGCGCGTAAGGGTTAAAGGCGATTTTCTCCCGTCACGTTACCCATCACTTTTAATAAATGGAGGCAATAATGTGGACGATAAAAAAATTATACAAATTATAAATACAAGCAGAAAAATGAATGCTTTATATGATAACGAAGATGGAACTACATTCGAAAGTCCAATTGTTTGTTTAGCATTGGTTGAATTAGAAGATGGTGAGAGATATGTGGAATTAATGAGCATAACAGATGGTGATGGTGATATTGATTTTTCTGGGATGGATGAATCTAATTTTCTAGGTGTAAAAATTTATGACTGAACAAAAAATACAGAACGATATCATCTTAGCAATCAATCAACGTGGCCATAGATTGTGGAGAGCAAACGCAGGTAAGGTCGTAACTAAAGATAATCGCATTATTAAATTATTGCCGAAAGGGTTTCCAGACACATTCGGTTATCGAAAGTCAGATGGTAAGTTTATTGCGATCGAAGTTAAAACAGAAAAAGGCAAACTTAGACCAGAACAAATTAAATTTAAAGAATTTGCAGAAACACAAAACATTTTATACGGGGTTGCTAGAAGTGTAGAAGATGCAATAAACATCGTGGAAGGAGAGTAGACAATGAAAGAAGAAACATTAAAACTCACGTTCGATGTAACAGTTGAAATAGAACAACCGGTGTGGGTAGGCAAACACGAAGATAGAGAGAACTATATCGAGCACTATTCAGACCGTTATAAAAAGGATACTGAAGACTTACTCGATAACATAAAAAAAGTTACTGACATTAGTGTTAGTTACGCAGATTGGAAGTGACACCATGCCGAAAGCAAAAAGAATTATGTATAAAGGTCAAGAATACACATTATCGAAAGGCGAAATTAATCAAATGCGTAAAGGTAAGGTAACAGCCGATGCATTTGATGAACGTATCGCAAAGGGTTGGAACATTAAAGATGCGATTTATTTAAATCATAACTTTGTACCGTTTAAGAATGGTGTGTATCTAGCAGTACCAGTATTTAATGATACTTACTACATTAAAAGGTCAGATTTTGAAGATATGCGACAAAATCACAACCTAAGCACACAGAAAATATTCTCAAGAGTTAGAAAACAACCTATCGAGGAAGTTATACCGGAAGAGTATACAATTTATGAAAAGGAAAGCGATGATGATATGAATTACTTAGCAGAACAGAGAGAACGTGAGGAACGTATAAAAGAACGTGAGTTAAATAGATTAAAAGAACGTAAGCCACATTTATTTAACGGTACACCACAAAAACATGTATTTGATAAATATTGCGTTCACTTATTCGATAACAATGTATTTGCCAAAGTCAAAACAGATCAGTACGGCAACGTACAGAGGGGGTAGCGGAATGGAAAATGTAAGAATAATTGATTTGAAAGTGGATAATATTGTTCAGTTCCAAGCACCATTTAAGAATATTACTGCTATGCAAACGGCCATAGTCAATCGTGTGTATGCAAAAGAAAAAGGTTTGAAAACAGTTTGGTATGCAGAGGTAGAGAATGCAGGTGGTTATGAATTTACACTTACAGATAACGATGACTTTGTGAGAGTAGATGAGCCATTCACACGTAAGGTTAATTTAAAGCAGAAAGAAGAAGATGTAGTAAATAAACCGAACCATTACACTTACGGAGATATTGAAGTCATTGATTACATTGAACAAGTAACGAAGAACTACAAACCAGAATTAGCATTTGCGATTGGTAATGCAATCAAATATATCAGTCGTGCTAATCACAAGAATGGTAAAGAAGATCTAGATAAAGCACGTTGGTATTTAAATCGTGCATTTGAGAATTGGGAGGACTAATAAAATGAAAAATACATTAAGTGATTTAAACAACCATTTATTTGAACAACTAGAAAGATTAAATGATGAAGATTTAACAGGAGAAGATTTACAGCAAGAGTTACAACGATCTAAAGCAGTATCAAGTATTGCTCAAAACATTATCAATAACGGAAGTTTAGTATTACAAGCACAAAAATTTAGAGATGAAAAATTAGACGCTAACTCTAAATTGCCTAAATTATTAGGAGAGTGATTAAATTGCGTCATGTATGGACTAAAGAAGAAGAAAGATTCGTAAGAGATAACATTAAAGGCAAAAGCAGAATAGAAATGACAGATATGTTCAACAATTATTTTGGTACAGATGTAACAGTTGGTAAAATGGAAGGTTTTTGTTCAAGAAAGAAAATAACTAACGGTAGAGATTGTAGATTTAAAAAAGGTCATTCTACTTGGAATAAAGGGAAATCGATGCCTGCAAAAGGAAGAAGCGCTGAAACACAATTTAAAAAAGGACATATACCTGACAACGCTTTTCCAATTGGTACGATAAAGCCTAACACAGAGGGTTATTTGTTTATTAAGGTAAAACGAAGTGGCTCAAAATATGAATGTTGGAAGGCTTATAGTCGTTATCTTTGGGAACAAAAACATGGACCAATACCCAAAGGCCACTGCTTAATATTCTTGAATAAAGACAAAAGAGATTGCAGAGAAGAAAACATCGCATTGGTAAGTCGAGCAGAATTAGTAAGATTAAACAAAATCGGCTTAACAACAAACGATCGTGATTTAACTAAAGCTGGCATTAATTTTATCAGATTGTTGAGTAAACAAGAAGAAGTTCAGAAGAGATTGAACGCATGATATTATCCAACACAATTAACCAACGCTATCGCTACAACACACAAGCCAAGACACCTACACAGATACAACAGGAATTACGCAAGCTAGGTGTCAACGGCTTTGTGGTTAAGGTAGCTGGAAGTAGAGTGACGATGAAAGTTAGTGAGAACGATATTAAAAGGAACAGGGAGTGTGTAAGGAATGGCAGAAGTTAAGTTATCTATGGAAGAATATCACAATGTTGTTAAGAGTTTGAATACTTTGTTAGAAAAACTCTATGAGATGACAAAGAAATGTAGTGATTACAAACGTCAACGGGATGAAATCATTAATGATATGGCAGAAGTGAAAAGGAAGGCAGAGGCGTTTGATGAGATTTTAAACGTTGACTATATAGTAGCGCCTGATGATTATGCACATGAAATCACAAAAATTGTAGATAAATATAGGGAGGAACAATAAATGTCAATTTTACCAATTAAATTATTATCAGAAAATGCAATCTTGCCAACAAGAGCAAATCCGACAGATAGTGGATTAGATTTATATGTAGCAGAAGATACAACAATTCCAGCACATAGTACAGTCGTAGTACCAACACACATTGCAATTGATTTAGCATATGGATATGAGGCGCAAGTGAGACCACGTTCAGGTAATTCACTTAAAACTAAGTTACGTGTAGCGTTAGGTACAATCGATCACACTTATAACAAAGAAATTGGAATTATCACAGACAATATCGGTGATGAGGCAATCGTAGTTAAAGCAGGTACACGTTTAGCACAATTAGTCATTGCGCCAGTAATGTTACCAGAGCCAACGGAGGTGCAAGAGTTTGACGAAGTGTCGGAAAGAGGAGCGTATGGAAGCACAGGAGAGTAAGGATATATTAGAAAAAGTAAAAGAGGTGCTGGGGAAGTGAAAACGACAGATTTTATTGAATTAGTTAAACGTTTAGGATACAAAGTCAACTTGTCATACAAAAATGTAAATCATAAAAAGACTAAACTTTTAATCTATACAGAAAATGAGAGGCATCCAAGTGCATGGGTTTTTGTACATGAACAGTATTCTTTTAGAAGTTTAGGAATTAATAGTGAATTGTTCACATTGTTAGTGATGTATGCAAGCACTTCTATTAGTGAACGAGGTGGTAACTTATGCAATACCTAATACGTCAATTCAAAGACAGCACAGGTCACATTCACACTGATATTGAGAAAGCACGCACAAACGAAACTCTCTCTATTGTGGAGGCGGAGAGTAAGGAGCAAGCGTTGAAAGTATATAAAGCGCAACGTCAGAAAGAGGCTTTGATGTCCGTCATTAAAGGTTACAAAAAACTTAAGGAGCGATTGTTTAATGATTAAACGCATACTAAAAATATGGTTCATCATCGGAATGTATGAACTTAGTAAATATCTAACTAACGAACTTATCGTGAAGTTGCAGAGTGAAGATGATGTGGACGCATTCAACCAATCAGATCATATGCATCTAAATATGGAGGTAAGTAAATAACATGTGGATAACAATATCAATAATTCTCGCAATAGCATTACTGATTGCATTAGGTAATAACTCAATCTTGCGTAATGAATTAGATGCGCTGAAATACACCAACGTATATCTCTTTAGTAAGTTTGTAAGAGAAAGTGATATAGAAGATATCGAACGTGAGATTGAGAGAGCGAAGAAACAGTTTAAGTAATGGAGGTAGTGTATGACATTTGGAGAAAACCTGAAAGCTATTAGGAAAAGGATGAAACTTACTCAACAAGAGATGGCTGACCGGATGAATATATCAAGAACATATCTCAGTGACTTAGAGAACAGAAATAAATCAATTAGTATCATAACATTATTAGATATTTCTAAACGCTTAAATATATCTGTCAATGAACTAATTAACGACAATATAGACATAGACAAAGAAATATATAACAAGAAAGAGTTAAGTAAGTAGGAGGTAGCGCATGAACTTAGGCAAGACGGACATACCAAAGTTAGAAGAGTACTGGGAGAAGTACGAAGATATGAAAGGACAATTAGTATTCAGAAGATATGAATTATTATATCAACCAGCAGATACTAATCATGGTGGTGGTAAGAGTAACTTACCATCTAGTCCTGTAGAGAATGAAGTTACTAAATTACATAGTGACTTGAAGTACAATAACCTACAAGCAATCATACAAGCTATTGAAGATGTATATAAGAATGCTACGCAAGAACAAAAGCTTATAGTTGATTATAGATACTGGGAGAAAGACTTAACAGTATATGAGTGGCCAGACATTGCACATGAGTTAACAAAGGCAAGAGAAGATAACAAAGTAATTAGTAGAGATGCTACGCTTCGTATGCGTAACCAATTGATGAGAGAGACAGCTAAACGAATTGGTTGGGTAAGCTTTGACTAAGCGCACTTCCGACATATTAGAAGTGCGGGTTGTCAATAAGGTATTATAGTAGTATCAAATAGTATATAAATTATAGGCACATCACATAGGTGGTGTGTCTTTTTGTTTGGAGTAATAAAGATGAGTAAAGCATATGCAGACTATATAGAACAACGTACAAAGAATAAAGGTTTCTACTCTAATGCGAAGTGGCGTAAGACAAGACTGAAGGTATTAGCACGCGATCATTTTGAATGTGTCATGTGTAATGCAGAAGGTAGATTGACGATTAATCAGAAACAATCACTAGAAGTTGACCATATTAAAGAGTTAGAAATAAGACCAGATTTAGCATATGAACTTTCTAATCTGAGAACGCTATGTAAATTCCATCACAACAAACGTCATGGAAGATTTGAACATAATCCAAATAATAGAAAGAATAAATTCGATGATGAACAATGGTAAATCCCCCCGTCTGAATAAATCGCTTGATGAAAGGCTTCGCGGAAACCGGCGCTTGGGTCAACTCCGCAGATTTACTTTCCCAAAACATACATTAGGGGACTTGACAAACAGAAAAATATTAAAAATAAATTTTGTAGGAAGGGGGAGGGACTTTGAAAAATGATAAGTACTTAAAAGATAAGCTAACAAAAAATCAAATTAAAAAGATTAATGAGACAGAAGATTATCTATCAAGTCAAATAGATAAAGATAATAATGTTGAAGTCGAAAAAGTTGAACGCTACATCAACTTATTAAGGTTATTCTACGCTTTAGACGTATACATTGAGCAATCAGGGCCAATAACAATTGTTAAAAACGCTAGCCAAGAATTTGTTAAGGCTAACCCTGCGATTGCAGAAAAAAATAAAGTGAGTGGTTCGCTTTTAGCTTTAGAAAAATCATTCCACTTAGATAAGAAAGCGGAAGAACGTCGTAAGTTAGAACAAGCGAAAGGACCTGATTTAACATGAAGATACCTAATTATGTTACAGATTACATTGAGAAAGCTAAATCAGGTCAAATACTTTTTAATAAAGAACGAATTAAACTCATATCTTTTTTAGAAGATAACATTTTGCAACGAGATGATTTATATTTTGATGATCAAAGGATAGAAAACTACATTAAGTTTAGTGAAAAATGGTTCTTCCCATTACAAGATTTTCAAAAATTTATATCATGCTTTGTATTTCTGTATGAAGAAGAAAGCAAAACACCTTATTTCTCAGAATTCTTTATCTCAATGGCCCGTGGTGGTGGTAAGAATGGTTACATTAGTACCTTAGCAGCGTTTTTCATGACACCCTTACACGGCATACCTAAATATAATATGTCAGTTGTTGCTAATAGTGAAAAGCAAGCACTAGTTAGCTTTAGGGAAATATACGATATGGTGGAAAGCAACAATTTATATGTCACTGGCGAACGACCTAACAACCCTTTTTACTTAAGCAAAGTTGCGGTTGAAGGTATTGAAACCAAATCGCAATTCTTGTTTGATACATCTAATGAGAAAACGAAAGATGGTGCTCGTGAAGGTTGCATCTTTTTTGATGAAGTACATGCCTACGAGAAAGACTCAATCATCAACATCAAACGAAGTGGATTAGGTAAAGTTGCACATCCTCGTACTTTCTACATAGGTACAGATGGATATGTAAGAGAAGGTTTTTTAGATAGATTAAAAGAAAGAGCAGACAATGTCTTAAAAGGTATTAATCCAGAAGATAGATTATTCCCTTTTATTTGCAAAATTGATGATAAAGAAGAAATAGATAAACCAGAACTTTGGGAAAAGGCAAATCCTATGTTCGAAAATCCAAAAAGTGAATATGGCGCTCAATTATTCAAAGAAGTTCATCAACAATATTTAGGACTTCAATTTAATCCATCTAATCGACCTGAATTTATGACTAAACGAATGAACATGCCTGAAACCGACACACAAAGTGTTGTAGCACCGTGGGATGACATAATGGCTACAAATCGACCTATACCCCCACTTGAAAACAATGAATGTATTGGCGGGCTTGACTATGCAAGTTTAAAAGACTTTGCAGCAGTCGGTTTACTGTTTAGATCAGGTGATGATTATATTTGGAAAACTCATTCATTTGCTAGAAAAGAATTCCTTGATAAATATAAATTAAAACCACCTATTCACGAATGGGAGAAAAAAGGCTTGCTCACTATTGTAGATGAGCCAACGATAAATCCTAAACATATCATTGATTGGTTTATTGAAGCACAAAAGAATTACGGATTACAAAAAGTTGTAGCAGATAACTTTCGAATGGACTTACTCAGACCTTTATTTGAAGATGCAGGTATCGAATATGAAGTGATTAAAAATACACGCGCTATTCAGTCCTTACTTGCACCAAGAGTTGAAGATATTTTTGCACAACATCATCTTATCTTTGGTGACAACCCTTTAATGCGTTGGTACACGCAAAACGTTGCCGTTAAGATACGCAAAGACGGCAACAAAGAGTATGAAAAGAAAGAGCCTATAAGACGTAAAACTGACGGTTTCCAAGCACTTATACATGCATTGTATAGAGCAGATGATTTAAAAGATTCTAATTTAGAAGAAGAAATCAATCTGTTAAGGGGCTTGAGATTTTAAAGGAAGGAGGGAGTAAGTTATGGGGCTATTTGATAAGATATTTCAAAAAAATAAAGAGATTTCATGGATGTATGACTTAGAACTTTTACAAGAAACAAGTTCAAAAGCCTACATTAAAAGAATGGTTTTAAATGTGGTCGTTGAGTATGTAGCAAGAACAATCGCTCAATCTGAATTTAGAGTAAAAGAAAGCGATCATGTCACTAAAGATGATATGTATTATTTATTGAATGTTCGGCCTAATCCTAATCAGAACGCTACACAGTTTTGGCAGAAATTCATTTACAGACTTCTTGTTGATAATGAAGCATTAATCATTAAATCAGATGATGATTATCTGTATGTGGCAGATGATTTTGAGCATGAAACAGAATTAGGACTATTACCACATCGTTTTAATTCGGTTATGGTGAATGATTATAAATATAATCGCTACTTTTCAATGGATGATGTGATTTATTTAGAATATGCCAATGAAAAACTAGATAAATTCTCATTAGGACTATTTGAAGATTACGGTGAAGTATTTGGCCGTATGTTAAATATGCAACTTAAGAAAAATCAAATACGAGGCGTTTTAAATATAGGTTCAACACAATTAAGTACGAAAGGTATTCAAGATTATATTGATATGATATTCAACACTTTTGAGAAAAACCAAGTTGCAGTTGTACCTTTAACTAAAGGCTTAGAGTACGAAGAACATTCAACAAACAACTCTAGTGCAAATGGCTCTGATTTCAAAGAATTAAGGCAAGCAATTGAAGATATTCTTATTTATATTGCACGTATCATAGGTGTAGCACCTTCTCTTATATTAGGAGAAAACGCAGACTTAGAAAAAGCGGTTGAAGCAACAAATAAATTTTGTTTTAAACCGTTAACTAAGAAATTAGAACGTGAGTTAAATGCTAAATTATTCTTTAAAGATGAATACTTAAAAGATAACAAACGCATTGAAATTGTCGGTATAGATAAGAAAAATCCAATTGAATTAGCAGAAGCCATTGATAAGTTACGTTCTTCTGGTACATATACTGGTAATCAGATACGCGTCATGCTTGGTGATGAACCAGGAGATGATGAACATTTAGATGAATATGTACTGACTAAGAACTATGAATCAGTTTCACCAGTTGGAGGAGGTGAGACTAATAATGAGTAATCCGATTGTAAGAAATGTCACGCCAGTTTTTAGAAACGAAACTAAGAATAACAAGCATATTTTAACGTTGTCAGGCACTATTGCTAACTTTTCTTTTCTTGACGACACTATCAGCGCTAAAGCTGTGAAAGATTCGCTTGATAATGTTAAAGAAGATATTGTTATTCGCTTAAATTCTGGCGGTGGTGATGTGTTTGAAGGAATAGAAATCTATAATTACTTAAAGTCCTTATCAAATCACATTACAATTGAAGTCACTGCATTAGCTGCAAGTGCTGCATCATTAGTTGCAATGGCAGGAGATAAGATTATCATCCGAACAGGTGCAAATATGATGGTACATGAAGCTTCTACAATGGCTTTTGGTAACAAATCAGACATTCAGAAAACATTGAATGCTTTAACTGCAATTGATACATCTATTGTTGATATTTATCACGATAGAACTGGTTTAGATCGTGATGAGATTGTTAATCTAATCACTAATGAAACATGGTTAACTGCAGATGAAGCAATCAATAAAGGTTTTGCAGATGAGAAATCATCTCGTAAATCTGTTGAGAAGCAGAAAGAAGGTGTAAAGAACGTGGGGAATTCAAAATATGTAGCAAAATTGAAAGAACAGTTACAAATCATTAATTCTATGATTGATGAAGCAGAAGAAGGAACACCAAATGAACCTTCAAGTGATGATTCAAATGAACAACGTATTGCCGATTTGGAAAATGAAGTTAAAAACATTAAGTCACGCCTAGATAAAATAGAAAAGGGCGATGACGAAGGCAACGAAGGCGAAGACCAAGGTGGAGATACTAACCCACCACCAAAAGAAAATAAATTTTCAAGATTTGCATTTTAAGTAGCTATTAGCAATTGATGTTAATGGCTATTTTTTGTGCATAAATTTAAGGAGGAATATTAATGCCTATCAAAGTAGGAGAGAAATTAAAAAACTATCAAGATCACAAAGCACACTTTGCAGAATTAGTTCGCAATGGTGCAAGTGATGAAGAACAATCAAAAGCATTTGGAGAAATGTTTGATGCATTATCAAACGATTTACAAGAAGAAATTTCAGCAGAAGTGAATAATCGTGTAGTAGACAACGGTATTTTAGCTAAACGCTCACAAGATCCTTTAACTTCAGAAGAACGTAAATTCTTTAATGAAATCAATACAGAAGTAGGATATAAAGAAGAAAAATTATTACCTGAAACAGTTATCGAACGTGTGTTTGATGATTTACAATCAGAACATCCATTACTTTCAAAAATCAACATTCAAAATGCAGGTTTAGTAACACGTATTATTAAAGCGGAACCAACTGGTCAAGCAGTTTGGGGTAAAATCTTTGGTGAAATCAAAGGCCAATTAGATGCTGCATTTGATGAAGAAGAATTCAAACAATCTAAATTAACTTGTTTTGTAGTTATTCCAGATGACTTAAAAATGTTTGGACCTAACTGGGTAGAACGTTTTGTTCGTACTCAAATTGAAGAAGCTATTTCAGTAGCATTAGAAGCTGCATTCTTAACTGGTGAAGGTGCATCTAAAGACCAACCAGTTGGATTAATGAAAGATATCCAAGAAAATGGCGGTGTCGTTGATAAAACAACATCTGGAACTTTAACTTTTGCAGATGCAGATACAACTGTAAATGAATTAAAAGACGTATTAAAAGGCTTATCTGTTAAAGAAAATGGTAAAGAAGTAAACATTGACGGTAAAGTTGTATTAGTAGTTAACCCACAAGATTCATGGGATGTACAAGCACGTTACACTTACTTAACTGCCAATGGTGGTTTTGTAACAGTATTACCTTATAACGTACAAATCGTATCATCTGAATTTGTTCCAACAAATAAATTAGTTGCGTTTGTATCAGATCGTTATGATGCAGTACGTGGTGGTGGATTAACAGTTAAGAAATTCGACCAAACATTAGCTTTAGAAGATTGTATTTTATACACTGCTAAAACTTTTGCTTATGGTCAACCAGCTGACAATAATGCATCACGCGTATATGACTTAGAATTATCTACTGCAGTTCGTACTTCAACTCCTGCTGGTGGAACTACAGACGGTGCAGCACAAGCCTAAGAAAGTAGTTGATACTAATGCCAAGCGTTAAGATATCGGATGAAATTTTAGATGAATTTAAAGAATACACTAAGATTTCTCATGATACAGAAGATGAACACTTACTACGTGTTTTAAATATGTCTTACGAGAACTTAGAAACACGTTTTGGCGTATTTGATATTAATAGTAATCTAAACGGTAAAAACTTAGTTTTTGCACGCGCTCGATACGATTATGAAGATTTATTAGAGTTCTTTAACGATAACTATCAAGATGATTTGTTACACTTTGGCTTTTTGACATTAAGAGAGCGTGATGTAAATGAAAAGTAAATTTAAAAAACCATTTATTACAACAAAAAAGTTAAATACGCGTGTTCATTTTTATGAGTATCAAGAGAACGAAGGACCAGAAGCAGGTGTAAAACGTAAAAGAGTTTTATATCATTGTTGGGCATACGTTCCACAGTGGAAAATGACTGAATTACAACAAGCAATTGCAAATGGCACAGAACATGATGTGAAGATATTTATACGTGAAACACACGGACAATATATACCAAATGAAAAACATTACGTTGCAATAGATTCACCATATATTCATCAAGATTTGAATATTAAATTAGTACAACCCGATGTAGAGAACGAACAATTTTTAATGTTAACTGCAGGGGTGGTATCTAATGGCGAGTAATAATTTCAGTGGTATTCGTGCAGATGGATTAAAACAACTTCAAAAAGATTTGGAGAATAGATTTAGTCGTCAAAGAATGAACAAAATCATAGATAAGGCGTTGATTAAGGCAGGAAATATTGTTTTAGACGCTATAAAAAGTAATATTCGTTACTTTAGAGATACTGGCGCAGAGTATGAAGAGGCTAAGCTATCAGCGCCTTATTGGGATAAAGGCATTCGTTCTGTTCGTGTATATTGGGAAGGACCACATCATAGATATTCTATTGTTCATTTAAACGAGAAAGGCTTTCACGCTAGAAATGGTAAGTTTATTCGACCTAAAGGTTTTGGTGCGATAGATAAAGCATTGCGTACAGCTGAGAAAGAGTTTTATAAAACGGTACAGGAAGAAGTGGAGAAATTACTATGATTGATATACTAAATAAAATATACAGCGTCCTAAAAGATGACGAAAAACTAATGAAAATACTAGATATCAAAAATGTAAAGTTCAATGACTATCCTGACGTTAAAGACATCACAAAGCCTTATGTCGTATTGGATGATTTCGATGATCCTATTCCCGAAGTACATTATGACGGAGAACGTGCAGCGTATAGTTATATTGTTCAAATAGATGTATTTGTGAAAGCTAACGCAGATTACAATGCACGATTAATAAGAAACGAAATATCACAACGTATTAGTGATTTGCTCTGGAAAGAATTGAAAGCAGGGCAAGTAAGTAATTTAGGAAATGAATATAACAAAGAATTTGCTTTGTATCGTTCAACAAGACGATATGAAGCAATTTTTTATGAGGAGGAAAATTAAATGGTTAAATATGCTAAAACACCAAAATCATTTATCAATATTAAAGATTTAGGTTTCGCTTTATTAGAAACAGATGAATTAGACGGTACTATCAAATATTCAAATGTTACTCAAACTCGTGGTTTACAAGAAATTTCAGTAGAAACTGGTGGAGAAATTGTTAATGCTTACGCTGACGGTTCAATCATTGAATCAGGTACTACTGATGGTGAAGGTAAAATTTCGATGACAATGCATGCTTTCCCACAAGAAATTCGTGAGTTAATCTTCAATGAAATTTATAACGAAGCAGGAGTATATTCTGAAGAACGTGGTAAACAAAACAACTATGTAGCAGTATGGTTTAAACGTGAACGACGTGACGGTTCTTATCAACAAGTTGGTTTAACTAAAGTTATGTTTGCTGATCCAAACTTAGAAGGTAAAACTGCCGAAGAAGATTGGGAATTCAGTTCAGAAGAATCAGAAGGTACTGCAATGCACCGTATCGCTGACGGTAAACGTAAAATTTTATTCGATAGTTCTCGTGAAGGTGCTGATGTTGATTCATTCTTCCAAGAATTATTAAATGGTGCTTATGACAGTAAAACAGAAGTAGACACTGATGATAGTACAACAGGAGAATCTGCTGCTGAAGCATAAGGAGTGTTAATCCATGGTTCAATATAAAGTTTTAAAAGATGCTAAAGACCTTAAAACTGGTAAAGAATATCGTAAAGATGAGGTTGTAGAAGAAAAAGTAAAAGTAGTCAACGACTTTGAAAAACGTTTAAAGAAAAAAGGTTATAAGTTACCTTTCTTTGAAAGAGTAGAAGAAAAATAAATTATCTTTAGGACGGTGTAATGCCGTCCTTTTATTTCGAAATAAAAGGAGATATTAAGACATGTCAAACAAATTAAAACGTAACTATATTCGTTTAGTAGAAAACCCAGAAGCAGAAGAAATTAAATTAGAAACATACTTAACACCACATTTTATTCCATTAGATGTTTTATATGAATCAGTGGATATCATGGCTGAATTAGAGAAAGCAGAAAATGGAGAAGTTGAATTATCATTCAAAGAACAATTAGATAAATTAATCGATGTAGTAGTTAAAATTTATGGTAAACAATTCACTGCTAAAGATATTAGAAATCGTTTACATGCGCCTGACGCACTTGAAACATTACAAAAACAAGTACAATTCATTGCTAATGGCCAACAAGACGAGGAAACAAAAAAGTTTATTCAGAGCATCAGCTAAACAAATTAAAAAAAGAAGATTTAACTTACAATGGCATGTTGAAGAATTTGGATAAAGTCGTAAAAGATATGGTGGAAAATGGTACACCAGCAAACCAAGTTCTTGAAATGCCATTTTATTATATACTTCAAATTTTAGATGAACGTCATCTAAATACTGTTGATACTGATGAAAAAGCCGATGCGCTATTCTCTGCATTATAGCCTTAGTCATTAGTACTAAGGCTATTTTTTTTATACCTAAATAAGGAAGGAGGGACAGTAAGTGGCTGAATCAAGATTTAAAGGTTTATCAATCTTAATGAATATGCGTGATGTTGGTATTGAACGTACAATGAAACAAATACGAGCGCAATTCAAAACGTTAGATTCAGAAATGCGTAGATCTAATGCTAATTTCAAGCACTCAGAGAAAAACATGCAGTCTTATGCAACAAGAACGAAAGAATTAACTAAAGCGATTGATGTAACTGAAAATTCTATGAAAGATATTTCTAATCAGTTAAAGAAAATGACTTTAGAAGAACAACGCTCTAGTGTTGAAGCCGAAAAGTTACGTCAAGAATACAGTAAGCAACATAGAGCATTACAAATGTATCAACGACAATTGAATTCAACTGAACAAGAGATGAAACAATTCGGTACAACGACTAAACAAACAATTTTCTCAATGAAAAAGATTAATGATGTTCTAGGTACAATGAAACGTCAACTTAATATTGCAAATATGGCATTTCAAAGTACAGAAAAATCTACAAGTAGTTATAAGAATTATTTAAATCAATTAAACACAGTTATTCAAAAACATCAAAATACAATTAGAGTATTAGAAGCTCGTTATCAAAAGGTTGTTAGAGAACAAGGCGTTATGAGTAAAGAAGCATTAGAGTTAAAAGAGAAAATCTTACAAGAAAAAGCAACTTTAGGACAACTAGACAATCAATATAAGAAAACGACTATGGAAGCTAAACGATTTGCATTTGAACAAAAAACATTAACTGCTTCAATGTCTGAAATTCGACAAAAAATGTCACAAGTAGCACAATCTTTAACAATTAGTGCTAATAAATTTAAGATGAGTGGGCAAACTGCACAAGCATATAAAGCGCGTATTTCTGAATTAAACAACGGAATGAAACAACAGCAACTTATTGTTCAAAATTTATCAAGACAGTATGACTTTGCTAAAAAACAATACGGTGCTACAAGCCAAGAAGCACAACAGCTTAACGTAAAGTTATCTGAAGAACGTTTGAAATTAAAAGAGTTAAATACTCAATTAAATCAAACAACACAAGCACATAATCGTTTAGAAATGGAACAAAAACAAGGCATCTCTTCTATGACTCAAATCAGAGCTAAGATGTCACAATTTAACGATACTCTATCTCTATCAAGAAGTAATCTTGCTCGTGCAGGTGAGAGTGTAAAAGCCTATGGTAATCATTTAAATACGCTTAAAACTAACATGTCAGAGCAACGTGTAGTGTTAAGAGAATTAATCGCACAATACAACCATGTGGCTAATGCACAAGGGCACGATAGTCAAGAAGCAAGAGAACTATCTAGCGCAATCACTCAACAAAAAATTAAGATGAATGAACTTGAGAGTGAGCTAGACCAAACAACGCAAAGCTATAAACAATTAGAAACAGAACAACGAAACGCGCAACGTTTAGCATCTAGTGGTTTTGGTAGAAGTATTCAAAGTGTTAATAAGTATAAAGATTCAATTAGAAATGTAGGCTCTACTATGAGAAGTGTTGGATCTACTTCAATGCTTTATATGACTATGCCAGCAGTTGCGGGTATGGGAATAGCTATTAAATCTTCTATCGATTGGGAACAAGCTTTAGCAGGTGTGGCTAAAACAACTAACATGAGTGGTAGCGAATTAAATAAAATGGGCAATGAGATTACTAAAATGAGTAATACAATGCCATTCGCTGCAACAGAAATAGCAGGTGTAGCAGAAGCTGCGGGACAACTAGGTATCAAGAAACAAGATATCACTTCATTCACTAGAACAATGATGAACTTAGGTGTAGCTACTAACCTTACTGCAGACGAAGCTGCAACAGAGTTTGCAAGATTTGCTAATGCTGCAAATATGCCAATCAAAGATGTAGATAGATTAGGTTCAACAGTTGTCGCTTTAGGTAACAGTACAGCCACAACTGAAAAAGAAATTGTTGAAATGGCACAACGTTTAGCTGGTGCAGGCGCACAAGCAGGTTTTAGTTCTGATGAAATTATGTCAGTTAGTGCAGCGATGTCATCAGTAGGAATCGAGGCAGAAGCCGGCGGTACTGCCATGACACAAATTTGGAATAAGATGACAAAAGCTGTTGCTGAAGGTGGCGACACTTTAGATAGCTTTGCTAAAACTGCAGGCGTTAGTGGTAAAGAATTTGCACAAATTTGGGAAAATAACCCAAGTAAAGCTCTATCAATGTTTGTTAAAGGTTTAGGTGAAACTGAGGGCGGAGCAAAAGGAGTATTAAAAGCCTTAGATGATGTAGGTATCAAAGGAATAAGAGAAGCCGATACTATTAGACGTATGGCTAACAATCATCAAGTTCTAGATAAAGCACTTAAAACAGGCTCAGAAGGTTGGAAAGAAAATAGCGCTTTAACTAATGAAGCTAATGTCCGTTACGAAACAATGGGTAGTAAGTTAAAAATGTTAAAAAACACTTTCATCAACTTTGCTAGAACAATTGGAGATGCAGTTGCACCTATCGTTTCATTCTTAGCAGATAAGTTGACTGGACTATTCGAACACTTACAAGGTACAAGTAATGCTACTAAGATAGCAATCGCAGCATTTACTTTATTAGGTGTTGCTATACCTCCACTTATTGTTGCAACTGGTGTATTAGCACATAGTATCGTAGGTATCTCGGAAGCTATGACGTTACTTAATGCTACTAAAGGCGGTGCTAAATTCTTTAGCCTATTTAATGGTGGTATTAAAGGCGTTTTACCTAATATTGCACAACTACTTACTAAGATACCTTTAATTGGCGGACTAATGACTGCATTAACAGGTCCAGTTGGTATCGCAGTTGCAGCTATTGCAGGAATAGGAACAGCCTTTGTAGTTGCTTATAAAAAGTCAGAGACATTCAGAAATATTGTAAATGCGGTGATTAATCCGGTTAAAAATGCGTTTATCGGTTTATGGAATGTAATTAAACAATTTGGAGCAGGTATAAAAGCAGTGTTTAGTAATGACACTGGTAAAGGGTTAAATATTTTTAAAAAGATTTTGCCTGATGAAGCAGCTAGACAATTTACATCTACCTTGCTAATGATACGTGGTGCTTATAATGATTTTGTTAACTTCATAAAAAGTATCTCAATGGCAGTTGGTGCTTACTTCAAGGCTTTCTGGAAAGAAAACGGAGATAGCATAATTGCGGCTTTCCAAATCGTGAAAGCAACAGTATCTATTGTTTTAAACACGTTGTATAACGCAATTATCAAGCCTATTTTAGGTGCGATTAAAACAAGTTTTAGTATTGTATTTAATGGTATTAAGCAAATAGTTATTAATGTATTTACATCCCTTAGAATGGTTGTACAAGGTGGGCTTAATGTTATTCGTGGCATCATAAATATTTTTAAAGGCTTGTTTACAGGCGACTTCTCATTGATGTGGCAAGGTATTAAACAAGTCTTTTCAGGTGCATTACAAGTCATTGCCGGTATTCTTAGATTTGCCCTAGGTAATTTAGTGATTATTGCTAAGACGTTAGGTGCTTTATTAATCAATGCATTCCGTGCAATTTGGACAGTGATTAAAAATGTAATCACATTAAGTGTTAGAGTTTCAGTTACTGTGGTTAAAGCATTATTTACTGGAATGAAAAATGCGGTTATCGCAATTTTTACAGGTTTAAAAAATCTATCCATTGCAATTTGGAATGGTTTGAAAAACGGTGTGATAGCGATAGTACGCGGTTTTGTTCTGATTGCTAAAAATAACTTTGCAATTTTAAGAGCCTTTTTAGCAACATTATGGAATGTGATAAAAGCAACGGCTATTAGAATTTGGACTGCATTGAAAAATGGTGTAATTGCAATTATTCGTGCTTGGATTGCTACAAGTAAAGCAACATTTAATAGCTTAAAAAACTTCCTAGTAAATCTGTGGAATATTATCAAAAATACAACATTAAGAATTTGGCGAGCTATAAAAAATGGTGTTGTAAATACTATTAAATTAATGAGTACTAGTGTCCGCAAAACTATAACTACTTTAAAAACTTGGATGGTTTCAAGTTGGAACTTTATAAAAAATAGAGTAGTGGCGCTTGCTAAAGGTCTGTACACGGGTGTGAAAAAAGCGTTCTCTAGCTTATGGGCTTCAACTAAAAGTATCTTTAGTAAGTTGAAAAACTGGTTAGTAAATACTTGGCGCTCATTAAAAAACAGTGTTGTGAAACTTGCTAAATCTTTATACTCAAGTGTTAAAAATACGTTTAATAATCTGTGGTCTAGTACTAAGAATATCTTTAGCAAATTAAAAAATTGGCTCGTTAATACGTGGCGTTCTATTAAAAATAAAGTCACTGATTTAGCTAAATCATTATGGAACGGTGTGCGTGGAACTTGGAATCGTATGAAATCCGGTACACATAACACAATGTCGAAAATTGCTAGCAGTACCAAAGCAAGTTGGCGTGGCATGAAGAATTCAGTCGTTGATATGTCAAAAGCATTGTGGTCTAAGGTTAGATCAACTTTCACAAACATGAGAAATGGCTTGAAATCTATCATTGGCAAAATTAAAGGACATATCAGTGGTATGGTCAACTCGGTTAAAAATGGTTTAAATAAATTAATCGAAGGTGTCAATTGGGTAGCAGGTAAATTAGGCATGGATAAACTACCTAAAATAAAATTGTCTACAGGTACAGAAAGCACTCATACCCAAAATTATGTAACTAATGGCAAGTTAAATCGAAACACATTAGCAACTGTAGGAGATAAAGGTCCAGGTAACGGTCCAGGTGGTTTTAGACATGAAACAGTCATTCCACCTAACGGTAAAGCTTTCATCACACCAGCTACAGATACCACAATTCCACTTACCAAAGGAACTCGTATTTTAAATGGCGCACAAACGCATACTATGTTGAGCAATAATATGATTCCTAAATTCAGTATAGGTACTAAGTTAAAAGACTTTGCAATGAATACCTTTGATAGCGGTAAAAAAGCTATTAAAGGCGGTATAGATAAAGTGAAAGATGCTGGTGGTACTGTAAAAAATACAGTAAAAAATACTGCTGCAAAAGGAATAGCTAAAGGTATAGAAGTTACTGAAAAAGCAAAAGATGTTGGCAGTGCTGTAATTAAAGGTATAGGAGATGTGTTTGATTACATCGGTCATCCAGGTAAGTTAGTCAACAAAATTTTCGAAAAAGTAGGATTTAATTTCGATTTTCTTAAAGGTGCTGAATTGCCTTACATGTTAATGCAAGGCGCTTATAAAAAGCTTAAAAATGGTGTTAAATCTTTATTCGACGGTTGGCTAAACGATGCAGGCGGTGGAGATGGCTCGTCATTTACTGGCTATCATATTAATACAGGATATTATCCTAATGGTGGCGCACCTGGATATGGATTTGCTGGGGGACATCACTATGGTATTGACTTTGGTACTCCATATGGCACTACCATTAATTCTACAAATGATGGTAATTTAAAAGAAATTCACAACTTTGGTGGTGGACTTGTAGCACGTCTTTTAACAGGTCAGTTCACTTTATTTTTCATGCATTTATCTAAAATTTTAAAACATGGAAAAGTAAAAGCAGGAGAGCCTATTGCTAAAACTGGTAACAGTGGTAACTGGACGACTGGACCTCACTTACATTTCCAAGTCGAAAAAGGTCGCCACGATACAATTACAAACGCGAATACAGTTAATCCACTTAAATGGCTTAAAGGACATGCGAAAAGTGGTGGAAGCGCGCCTAAAGCAGGTATTAAATGGGCACCACAAATCAAACAAGCCTTACGAATGAATGGGTTACCTACAACTTCAGAATATGTAAATGCATGGGCACGTCAGATTGATAGTGAATCAAGTGGTAACCCTAGAGCAGTTCAAGGTGGCTATGTTGACGCTAACACAGGAGGAAACGAAGCCAAAGGTTTAGTACAAGTTGCAAAACGTACATTCCAGTCAATGAAATTCCCAGGACACGGTAATGTATTTAACCCACTTGATAACTTGCTAGCTGGTATTCATTGGGCAAAAGTTAGATATGGTAAATCAGGAATGTTATCTGTAATTGGTCACGGGCATGGTTATGCCACAGGTGGCTTAATCAAAAATGCAGGTTGGTACAACATTGCAGAAGGTGGTTATCCTGAATGGATAATTCCGACTGATCCAGCTAGACGTAGCGATGCTATGAAAATGCTAGCACTTGCAGCACAAGATATAGATAAGAAAAGTAGTACAAGAGGAAATAAACGACCTAATTCATTGCCTAAACCAAGTGGAAGTAATGACAATGATGTGTTGTTGCAAATGTTACAAGCACAACAACAACAAATCGCTTTATTAACTCAAATTGTAACAAGTAATCAAACGATTGCAGATAAAAACTTTGAACCAACGATTGATAAATATACACACGAACAACAAGTTTTTAATTCTATTGACAAATACAATAGACAAAAACAAAGAAAATCAAGATTTAAACCAGGGGAGGTAACATAATTGATTGATACTATAAAAGTTAATAATAAAACACTTCCATGGTTAGTAGTTGAAAGAGGGTTTAAAATACCCTCTTTTAATTTTGGTATTGAAACTGAAGAAGTATTAGGTAGAAGTGGAAGTGTAGTTAAACAAAGACAACTTAAAGAATATAAATTCGAACTTCCATTAATTATTAGAAACGATTATCTTTCATCAGGTGGCGTGAAAACGCATGATGAAGTATTAAATGATTTAGTTAAGCTGTTTGATTATGACCATGCTGTACCTTTACAGTTTAAATCACAAGATTGGTACTGGAACGCTTACTTTGAAGGACCAATTGAGTTAGATAAATACAGTGAAACGTTTTGGCAATTCAGTATTAATGTAGTTTTAGCTGATCCATACAAATACGCAGTCGAAGGTACTAAAAACACAGCTATTTCTGACCAAGTTTCTGTTGTAAGTACAGGAACAGCCGATAGTCCTATCATTGTGCAAGCAACAGCATTAAAGAATGCGAGTTACTTCTCTATCACTAAGAATAATGAAGATTATTTTATGATAGGTGATGATGATTTAGATAAGAAAGTCGAAGATTATACACCAACTTTATTTAATGATGAGATGCGTTCTTTCTTCGGATGGACTAAAGTCACTAATGGTACTATTAACGACAATGTAACAGGCGGAACAGTTGGTGGTTCTATGGCAATGAGTTCTTCAAAAGACGCTTTTATGCTTAATGAAAGTAGCATTACAGGTACAAGTGGATGGAATGGCGCAGAATATAAGCACTCATTCGGTAAAAGCGCTCAAGATTTTAGTTCGACAGTTAAAATACATGTTAATCAAGGTAAAAAAGGCGCAACACATGCAACGCAGTATATATATGACACAGATAACCGTGTGATTGCTTCTATTGGTTATAGCAACCCTAGAGCAACACAAAATATTGGAACAATTTATGTAACACTATTCGACCAAAACGGTAATCAAAAGAAGATATACAGTTATACAAACGCACCTAAGTTTTACACATGGAAACATATAGTAATTTATATGCGTTTAAAACGTATTGGAGATAAATTTTATATAAAAACATGGAAATACGATGAAGTAGAATATCCTAAGCGAATTACTCCAGTAGATGTGACTGAAAAAGTATTTGTGGATGCAGGAAACTTCTATCAACGACCTATATCAGCAGTGAGTATCTACATTGCTAAAAACGGTAGTAACTATCATATGCCTACAACAATTTTAGGTAGTTACAATCACGAAATATTACCTAAACCACCTAAAGCAAGAGATTTAATCATTAAAAAAGGTGACTTGATTAATATCAATATGGAAGAAAAAACAGTAACAATTAACGAAGAACCTGCACTCGATTTAAAAACATTCGGTAGTGACTTTTTCAACATAAATAAAGGGATTAATGAATGTATGATTTATCCAGAAAACACATATGACACGACAGTGTATTGGCAAGACAGATACTTATAGATTGGAGGTGAAAAAGTGAAGAATGTAGGAATACATGTACTTGATTTTAATGACAATATTATTGATTTCATTAGTCAAAGTGATGGTGCATTGATTAATGCTGAAATGAGTATGAACGTAGAAGAAAAAACAGAAACTTTTGATTTTACAATTGAAAATACTCGAGCAGAGAAATTAAGAGAACGCAATCGTATTATCGCTCAAGACAATAACGGTACATTCAGAGAATTTATTATCATCCACATTATAGATAACTTTGACGGTACAACTGAAATTGAATGTAATGCTAGTTATTTAGAAGATTTGAAAACTGCCAAGCCAATTAAACCTGGTAAATTTGAAGCACATACAACAACACAAGCATTGCTTAAAACACTTGCTGATACAGGTTGGGAAGTATCTGATGATACAGAATATGGTGGCAATAGAACAACGTCATGGACTTCTCATACTAATCCGTTTGATTTAATTTACATGCTTTGTACTACTTACGACATGGTCCCTAGTTTTTATATTGAATTAGGCGCACATACTGTTGAACATCGTTATGTAGCAATCACTAAACCTAAAAACTTATTCAAAGGTAAGGAAATCACTAAAGGTAAAGATCTAACAGGTATGACAAGAACGATTGATCTATCCGAAGTGAAAACTGCTTTACTTGCAGTTGGTCCTGAAAAAGAAGGTGGCTCAAGAATTGAAACTGTTGTAGTAGATGATGAAGCGCAAGAGATTTTCGGATTACCTAACCGTTATATTTGGGATGTATATGAGCCTGAAAGTAACGATGAGAATATGACGCTTAAACGTTTGACTACCCTTGCTAAAACAGAACTAAACAAACGTAACCAAGCAGCGATAAGTTATGAAGTTTCATCTTTAGATATCCATAAATATTATAACGATGTAACAGTGCATCTAAGAGATATCGTCAGAGTGAAAGATAGAGATTTCAGACCACCTTTATATATAGAGGCAGAAGTTATAGGTATTAAGTACAACTGGTTAGCAGATGAGAGTGAATTTACATTCGGTAATGTTATTGAATACGAAGAAACAAAACTAAGAGAGTTCTTCACTAGAAAACTTGATGAAATAACTAAAAAACTTAACGACAATATTTCCAACGTAAACACAATCGTGAGTGATGTTGTAGCTGGAGAGTTAGAATATTACGAACGTAAAATATTTAAAGGTGCAGAGCCACCAGAAAATCCACAAAACGATACATTATGGTATGACACATCAAACCCTGATGTTGCAGTGTTACGAAGATATTGGGACGGAAAATGGATAACTCAAACAGCTGATGATGTAGAAAAAATCGGTGGTTTAAGACGTGAACAAGTGATGTATAGAGATTTAAATAATAGTTTTATCAATTTAACTATTCAACATAGTCGATTACAAAATGGTGTGTACGATGTGTTAAATAATGAATATCTTGTTGATGATGATTTGAAGGGTAATTTAAACCAAGCATTATCAGATGTAGATAATGTATATCAAGAGATTAAAACTAATTTAGATAGTATAAATGAAGATACAGCTACAATAGGAAAATTAGTTGATACACAAACTTTATTTACTGTGTATCGAGAAAAGTTACAAACATTATATAAATACGTTACTGACGCTAAAATTTCAATAGATAAACGTTTGAAACTACTTCAATCACAATATACTGATGAGAAATTCAATGACGCTATGGATAAAATCGCCGAAACGTTGCCTAATGGTCGTTGGGATAGTCAAAATCAACAGTTATATGCTGATATCCCTAATCGTAATGAAGTAGAAAATCTTAAGACTACATTACAAGAATACACAGACGGTCAAATAAGAAATTTAAATAGCGTTTTAGGTAAAGAAATAGATAGTAAGATAAATACTACTAAATCTGAAATAAGTACAAATATACGCAGTATAGAACGAAAAATAGACGGTATTGAAGTTGGCGGAAGAAACTATCTATTAGTAGGAAATTTAGAAAATGGTACTTTTGATTTAAGTGATGGTTCTCCCGTAGGAAGCAGTTTTAATAGAGTGCGTAATAGTGATTATGCTGAAATCACTCAAGGAATTTATACAATAAAGACACATAACAATAATAATAGTAATTTACAATTAAATTTGTACTTTTATGATGAATACTATAATTATATGGAACAAACTGGTTTTAATTATATTTCTGATGAAACTAGAATAAATGTGCCAAATGGAGTTAGTTACTTTAAAGGTTTATTTAGGTATAGTGATAATTCATCAATTTCAACTGATGAAGTTCGCAATTCTAAAATCATGTTAGAAAAAGGAACAATAGCTACTGATTGGACTCCAGCGCCAGAAGACTTGAAACAAGACTTTATAAATACAGCTGAAGAAAACGTAGAAAACGCATTAAAACCAATCACAACACGTGTCATAACTAACGAAACTAATATTTCTGAATTAGATAAACAAATTAGTTTAATGGCTAAAAGTGATGATGTAGCACAAAAATTAAGAGATGTTGACGGACGACTTACACCTTTAGAGACGGACGTAAAAAGTAATAAAGCAACACTTGATATTTTACCTACACAAATTGAAAGTAAAGTATCTAAACAAGATTACACTTTAGATAAAGATGAAATAGTTACACGTTTAAATAATGCAGAGAGTGAACGTAAGCAGTTAAATAATCAAATTAGTGATAAAGTGAGTTTGAGTGAGTATGAAAGTGGTATAAATTCAGTTAAATCTACTAATAGAAATTATTTACAATCATATTATTCTCCGCATCAAAATATTGTAAATGGTGTAACTAATGGGGCTTATAGCGTTACATTAAATGCTAACAGAACACTTAATTTTTATTTTTATGACAGAGGTAATGGTACTAATCCTACACTTGAAGAAAATACAGATTATATTTTAAAAATACACGAATCAGACCAAAATGTAAGAATGGGAGTATTTTATAACAAAGGTTCTAATACGATTGTAGGATATACAACTGATAACGTTATTCGATTTAACACAAAGACTTATCAAGATATAAGAATTGTATTGATACCTAACGTTGATAACCATTTTATTGGGAAAGCGAGCTTATATAAAGGAACAAAAGAGCTTGACTGGTCGCCTGCACCAGAAGACATAGAATTGTTAGGTTTAACCGCTGAAAACAATGCCAAATCTTATATAAATGACTACAAAAATGAAAATGAAACCAAATTAAAGCTCATGAACACTGAAATCGCTCAAAACGGCGAAGAAATTCAAGCAAGAGTTAGTAAGCAAGAATTTAACGCTAGTCGTAAAACATTATCTCAAGTGATTTCAGAAATATCAGCCACAACTAAGGGTATCAATTTAAGTTACGATGAAAACGGTAATATCCAATCATACACTATGGATAGAAATGGTATCCAACTTAGAGGCGATAAAGTAGATATTACGGTTAATAAAGATTTTAATGTTATGGCTAATCGTGTAAATGACAAAGTAGGTAAAGATGAAATTATCAACCGTTTAAATTTAAGTTCTGAAGGTTTAGATATTAATATGAATAACATTGGTATTCGTGGTGGGGATAGTGTTGATTATATAGATATTAGAAACAATTCTATCCTTTCTTATGGTTCTTTCACACGTACTTGGGCAAACGAAACTGATACAGCTAATTTAAGATTAGGTATTCAAGGTGGTACTGTAAAAGTACAAAACAGAACAACTGGTTATAACTTATATTTAACCGAAAAAGGCTTGTCAACAATGCTTGCTGGTGCTGGTGATGAAACAGCAGGTACATTAGAATTCCACTCTAAAAAATATAATGATACTTCTCGTGGTGTACGACTTCATTCAACCTATGGTGCAGTAGCCTTAGAAAGTGATTACAGTCGTATTATTTTAAATGCGAACTTAACTGTAAATATTGAAAGTAACTACGGTATTTATTTCAGACCTTATCGTGATAACCGAACTGGAAACAATGAATTTGCTATGTATGTAAAACAAAACGATAGTGGTGCATACACAGACGGTGTTCTTAAATACGGTAATGTTTCAAGCGATACGTCACAATATGGTTCAGGAATAAGATTTAGTAAAAGTTCTATTAACAGTACAATTTATGCTACCAATAAAGATGGTGATATTGGGACAGGTCATTTCTTTGCGGATAAATTATATGGAGATTTAACTGCTAAAGGAAGTAATGCTTATATTTTAGTAGATGACGCATTACGTATAACCGATAAAAAAGGTTACAACAACGGCAATGTGAAATATAAAGATTTACAATGCTTAGATGTACAAGCGAACTCTATAAGAGTTAATACTGCTAAAGATTTCTATATCGGCGTATCTTCAAATGAATTACGGGTTACAAACAACTTATTCTGGAACGGTGGCGATACTGGTTACAAACCAGTTAGAGCATCAGCCTTCAACAACGCATCACTCGAACAATATAAAACAGATATTAAGAAGTGGGACTATGACGCTCTAACTGTCATCGCTAATGACTTAGATCTTTATCAATTCAAATATAAAAATGAAGAAGGTAAAGAAAAAGGTTTAAACCATAGAGGTGTAATTATCGGTAGAGATTATAAAACGCCTGATGAATTTATTTATGGTGATGGCGTTAATATTTATGAAATGCTATCTTGGGCATTAAGAGCAATACAACAATTAAACGAAAAAATAAATAAACTGGAGGAACAATTAAATGAACAACAAATTACAAGCTAATCCAAATTATGTCATTGAGGAATTAGTTACTCAAAACGCTAAACTTTCACAAGAAAATGCAATGTTAAGAGCAGTAATTAGAGAGCGATCAGAACAAGAAAATAAAGATACTGTAAGTGCTGAAGGAGAGTAACCTTTAGCACTATTTTTATACCAAATTTTAGGAGGAAACTATTATGGCAAATGAAATCGTAAAAAACACAGAAAGTTATATCTTAGTACAAGTGAATGAAAAAGGAGAAGAAGCTGTTTTAGATAATGACTTTAGAGGTCAATTCTACCCAACTAATAATGTGAATATCGCAACTAAATTTGATGATTTAGATAAAGTTAAAGCGCTTGCTAGTCGTTTAAATAGTCTAAATGAATTAAATTATGAGTTCGGTATTATTAGTGAAAAAGTGACAGTTAAACCAGTAAAATTAACAACTTCACTAGAGTACGTGGAAGAAACAACTGAAACTGACGCAGAATAGAGGTGCAAAAATGGAGGATAATCGAGGATGCGACTATGAAACAAGAATAAAAAGACTTGAAGATAATGACGAAAGGATCTTCGCATCTTTGGAGCAAATAAAAGATGGTCAACACAACCAAGAACTAATCAACCAAAAAATGAATTTCACTCTAGACAGTATAAATAGAGAACGAGAAATTGATAAAGAAAGTAAAAGAGAAAATCGTAAAAACATCAAAGAGATGAAACGTTTAATGTTAGGTATGGTTTTTTCAGTAGCAGGTTCTATTATTTTTGCCATTATCAGAATGATATTCGGCATATAAGGAGGCGATTGATATGTTTAAACTGTTCGCAAAAGCTAGTTTTTGGACTTGTTATTGGTTTGGAAAATGTAAATAAAAATAATTTAAGTCGTCACTTAGGTGTCGGCTTTTTAATTTATTAAGGAGTGAAAAAATGGAAAGTATTATTGCATTTGCAACAGTGATTTCAGTTATCACAATCGCATTAACACAATTAGTTAAGCAAGCTGGAGTACCTAAAAATGTTGTACCTTTAATCGCTATTGGTATTGGTATCGTTTTAGGTGGTATTACAGCGTTTATTCCTGAAATTGTTACCGAATTATCAATTGGTGGTCGTTTGCTTGCTGGTTTGATTAGCGGGCTAATGGCAACAGGCATTTGGGAAACTGTAAGAACACGTACAGGATTAACTAAAGATAAAAATAATAAAATTGGTGGAGGTCGTGCATAATGGCAGAAAAATGGAATGGCGTTCCCGTTAAATATGATTTTTTACCGATTGGGACACGTAGAAGTGGGCAACCCTTAACAAGTAAAAAACCATTATTTGCGGTAGCACATGATACAGGTAATCCTGAAACAACAGCACAAACAAACGTGAATTATTATAAAAATACGTATATGATTGATTGGTCGATTGTTGCTAGCGCTCATATATTCGTTGATGATAAGGAATGTATTGTCTGTATTCCAGTTACCGAAAAAGCATGGCATGTTTTATACAATACACCGACAGACAATCAATGGTATAACGCCGATGCAAATGATGTAGCGTTTGGCGTGGAAGGTAGTTACTTCCCTAGTAGTCAAAAACGTTCACGTAAGTCGTTAGATAATATGGCACGTGTATTAGCTTATTTATGTAACTATTGGGGCATTGATTACAAAACAGAAGTACCCGGGCATCAAGATATTCAAGCTGATAAAATTGATCCGGGCAACTTATTAGAGGCTTGCGGATATTCACGCAACGTTAAAAATTTAGACAAACAAATCGCTAAATACATCAATGGCGTTAAACCAGCACCGAGCAAGAAGTTATCAACAAAAACAAGCAAAAAGCCGACACCTTCGCCACAAAGTGTGGTTAAGTATAAAGAAGCAATCGAATACATGCACAGCTTGAAAGGACAGTTTGTAGACTTTGATAATATGTATGCTTATCAATGCGCAGATTTGAGTGTAGACTTCATATATCACGTTACCGGTGGCGTAAGATTTTATGGTAATGCCAAAGAATTACACACACTTAACGCAATGCCTAAAGGTTGGAAAGTAGTTAAAAATACAAGAAATTATGTTCCACCTATTTGCGCTATTGCAGTGTATACTGAAGGTATTTATAGAGAATGGGGGCATACAGGCTTAGTTTGGGACAATTCAGGTGGTACAAATACATTCACAATCTTAGAGCAAAACTATGATGGAAATGCCAATACACCAGCTAAATTGCGTGAAGATGATTATACAGGCTTAACCCACTTCATTGTTCCAGACTTTGCTGATGATAGCGTAGATTTAACAGATATTAAAGAAGTTAAAGCGACAAAACGTCAATCTAACAGTTCAATTACAGTTAACAAACGTCCACCTAAAAAATTAACTTGGAGTAATCAACCATATTTCAAAGCAATTGCTGATAACGCAGGTGTCACTATTTGTAGACCTAACCACAATAATGTGATGGTTACAACAAATGAACAATATAAACCGGGCGACGTATTCTATATTTATGAAATTCGTGACGGTTGGGCTAGAGTATACAGTGCTAGCAATAACGGTTTTGTATGGTATGAACGTCTTATCGTTAAAGACATTTATAAAACAGCAGGTGGAAGTAAATTAGCGAATAAACCGAATAAACAAATAGTTAATCAGAAAAATAAACTAGATAGCACTACTGGATTAAAAGTTGGTAGCATTCCACCTAAAACGATGAAGAAATCTTCTAAAGCTAAATTTAGAGCAAGAGTTGACCATTACGGAGCCACTTTAGTTAAATTTAAAGGTAAGGAATGGTATACGACAAACGACGTATATAGAGCAGGTTATAACCAATTCTATGTATTTGAAGTTAAAGACGGTTGGTGTCGTGTTTATTCTAGAAATAATAACGGTTGGATATGGTACGAGCGATTGAGAATCATAGAAGTATATTAATATGTTTAATTAATTTGCAATAACCTTGTCAAAGTTTATACATGCTAGTATAATACACTCAGATGACATTTCACTATTAGTTCGTAGGGATAAGCATAACGGTGCTTGTCCCTGTTTTTTTATGCCTAATTTTCAAAAACACAAACTACGTTCTTTATGAGCGTAGTTTTTTTGTTAGGGACTTGGGTCCCTAAAAAGTCCCTAAAAATTTGTATTATATGGTGTGTTATTAATAGTCAAAATAAAAAGAACGCCGTCATAACAGCGTTCTCAACCTAAAAATATATGTAATTTTTAGTTAATAGCGTCCTGGGAGGGATTCGAACCCCCGACCGATGGCTTAGAAGGCCATTGCTCTATCCAGCTGAGCTACCAGGACATGAATTTTTAACACAAGAATTATTATAGCTAAAGAAACCTTATTTAGCAATAGCTTTAATATAAAAAAAGTTTATATTTTTCACTAATTATGTGTATTTGTAACTCATATCGACGATGTGCAAGTGCAATAACACATAAAGTCGAGCAATTGAATTAATATCTTCAAGCCATATGGACGCAGAAGTAATCAAATGTATAGAACCAATAGGATGCATTATAAGCAACTATGAACAAACTATAAACATTTATGAATAAAGTAATAAATAGATCACAAGTGTTGAAATTATTCTCATCTATTATTCATATACTCAATCCAATTACTAAATAAAAGTACCATGATAAATAGTGAAATACAGAAATTAATAAAGTTGCAATGACCAACATTACGATTAATTAAATAGTTGAAAAGGACTAGAGTATATTCACTTGTCTGTTTAAATAAATGGTTGTATTGAGAATCCTAGACTTGCAATGGTCTCTTAGTAGGTTAAAGCGTTTATAAAACAAGGTGAATTTTAAAGAAATATAAAGCTAATGTAAAGGTATTGTAAACGTTTGCAGAATTGTCAGATTTTGCACAACATATTTGAATGCCTAAGTGTGTTTTATATAATCAAAGGTCTACAGTTTTGATGTCTAATTTATAAGTTAAGAAAGATAGAACGCAAATAGCATAAATCACTATATAGTATAAGTAACAAAACGATAGGTAAACAAAAACTTACCAATTAATCGTTTTTGGTTTTAAGAAATAGCTTAATGTATCTATTGAATTTCATACATTAAGATTTAAATACTTTAAATAAAAAGAAATGGAGCGATTTAAATGTCAAAATTAGTACAAGCAATTTCAGATGCAGTTCAAGCAGGCCAAAACCAAGATTGGGCTAAATTAGGTACAAGCATTGTAGGTATCGTAGAAAACGGTGTTGGCATTTTAGGTAAATTATTCGGATTCTAAGTTTCCACATATAACATTTATTGAAAATATAAATAAACATTATAAAGGAGATAGTAATCATGGAAAAAATCGCAAACGCAGTAAAAAGTGCAATTGAAGCAGGTCAAAACCAAGACTGGACTAAATTAGGTACAAGTATCTTAGATATCGTTTCAAACGGTGTTACAGAATTAAGTAAAATCTTTGGTTTCTAAATTTAAAAATCAAACAATTTAAATATATAAAATTAAAAGAATGGAGCGATTTAAATGTCAAAATTAGTACAAGCAATTTCAGATGCAGTTCAAGCAGGCCAAAACCAAGATTGGGCTAAATTAGGTACAAGCATTGTAGGTATCGTAGAAAACGGTGTTGGCATTCTAGGTAAATTATTCGGATTCTAAGTTCGACTAACAACATTTTATTAATATAAATAAACAATACAAAGGAGATAAATATCATGGAAAAAATCGCAAACGCAGTTAAAAGTGCAATTGAAGCGGGTCAAAACCAAGACTGGACTAAATTAGGTACAAGTATCTTAGATATCGTTTCAAACGGTGTAACTGAATTAAGTAAAATCTTTGGTTTCTAATTTAACGTTTATTTTAAAACTTAGTTTAAATCATAAAAATTATAGAGAAATGGAGAGATAAATATGCAAAAATTAGCAGAAGCAATTGCAGCAGCAGTACAAGCAGGACAAGATAAAGACTGGGGTAAAATGGGTACAAGCATCGTAGGTATCGTAGAAAACGGAATCAGTGTTTTAGGTAAAATTTTCGGCTTCTAA